AAGGTTCGTTTCCAGACTCCCTCTATCCCCAAGCTGACTATCGTTCAGATGGTCATCGTTGCCATTATTGTTGGCTACGCGTGGACCGCTCGCAAGATGAAGGGTGTCGTGGTTTCCAGCCTCGCTATTGCTATTGCCCTCCTCCACATGTACGATCACCTCTACCGTGTTAAGCGTGGTGATGAGCACCTCTTCCTCCTTCCCAAGAAGGAGAAGTATGGCTGCAAATCTTGCAAGATGTAAATTTTTTTAAAAGCGTATTATAAGTATGCGCGTCAAAATTACTCGTAGCCCTAATCCTATAAAGAAATTTAGGGCCACGTTAGAAGACGGCAGGACTGTTGACTTTGGTGCACGTGGGTATTCCGACTACACCAAACACAAGAATCCTTCACGTATGCGTTCCTACGTGCTTCGACACGGGGGACAGATTCCTAAAAGCACGATAGCAGAGAAAGATCCCAAAAAGATTCAAAACAGGATGTTGGGGGTCACTCTCAGTGACACGGAGAATTGGAAAATGAGTGGTATCAACAGTGCTGGTTTCTGGTCACGTTGGTATCTCTGGAGTTTTCCATCTTTCCGAGAAGTTGAAAAGTTCATGTCTAAGAAGTTTGGTCTAGTGTTTACTCGCTAGCTGCAGGTTCATCAGGGGTGGCCACTTCGTTTAAGATTTGTTCGACGAGTTCAGTTGGACTCAACTCGAGCATTTCTTTGAGATCTTCACAAGTATCTTTCATGTCTCGTCTAGCATCATCATAATCATCAAAAGGTAAACAATATCCATCATCATCTCGACGTGAACATTGCTCAGCCTTGACTAGATCAACTTCCTTGTAAAGTTCTTTCATCTCCTCTGTTGGCTCTATGTATTCTTTGCTGTAGTCCCTCCAGTCTTTCTTACCCCCTAAAGTCCAAATACTATCGCGACCCGCTTCCTTGTAGTAATTTCCACTTTCCTTGATCTTATCGACAAATTCCTGTGATGTGACTTCGTCGTATAGTTCGCAGAGCTCTGGTGACTTTTCCTGAATTTTTGTGAATATTTCGATCATCTTGTTCTTCACAGTCAGATCCTCACTCACTAACCCTGAACCACCGGGTAAATCCAAACTCAACAATCTCAGTTCATTGGACAATTGAATGAAATTCTTTATTTTTTTCAATTCATAGCTCTTGACGAAGTGAGGACCAGTCCCCGGTATGAGACCAGCGGCAAAGGCCCCGCTCGCTGAAGATGAAGACATCATACAACAGCAACACAGTAGAAGAATAGTTGCCATTTATAGTACTTCACATTTTATTTCGGAGACCTTTTTTCATCTGAACAGCCCTGAGTTCCGTCATGAGTCTGGCTCTTGCGTTGCTTACGGGTGGTCTCATACAGGGTCGGGGTGGAGGTGGAGGTGGAGGTGGAGGTGGACGAGGACGAGCAACAGGTCCGTTAGGTGGTGAAATCAAAACAGTCTTGCAAATTTTGATAACCTTCTGGGCATTCTTCACACTGTTCTCAAAGTTCATAGTAATTTTCGCACGAAGTTCTCTCGCTGTGAGTTTGACACGTTTACCATCTACGTTTTTTGTGACACGTAAACCCAATTTCTTGGCTTTGTTTCTCAAATCACGGTACTGCATATAGTATCAATACAGAATAAAATCCTTGAACGTATCGATATCTCCATCATTAATGAGATGAATATAGTTCATTTCTTCACCATTTAGACATAGAACGTCGACCTCTGATTGTTCATAAACCTTTTTAATAGTGATACCTAAACTATCTAGATGTAGTAATATGATCACTAAGTCATCAAAATCAAGTGAACTTAGACCCATACGAAATTTTACTTTGTTTACATTAAACGACCCATCATCATTTTGGACTAAAAAGTGTTTTTTTATAAAGTGTTCCGTATCGTTTCTAGGTGAGATCCCTATACGATTGGCGAGTTGAGAAATGTCCATTAAATCATGTAATCCAGAAATCAACTTCTTAACAAAGCCTTTCTTGATTTGGGAGAGAGACATCTTAAAATGTATAAAGATTAAAAAGACAAGAACATTAAGATGAACGATGTCATCGAACTAAGGGTATTGATACATAAGGTTCTTCTCCCACGGATTCGAAACCTGGAAAATGAAGTAAGTGCGCTCAGGAAACATACTTGGCCATACGTTCAATCACGGAAAGAGACCACTCAACTTGACGATATGGAGAGCAAAATCGACTTCATGAAAAACCTTGATGATAAAACAATCAGGGACCTTATTAACAGGAAGTCGAAGTTGTGTAGAACGTCAGGATCTCAGGGAAGGGAGTACGACATTATAAAATATCACTTATAAGTATATGGACTTTTTAAGCTTACCTATCACCGCCTTGACGACGATGTGTGGCAGTGTGTCAGCTATGCTACCCGCCTCTAATCTTCTCCCAACCTCTGAAGGACCCCTTAACGACAAGGAACTGGGTGGCTACGTCGTGACTGTCGTTTGCCTGATCATATGCATGTATATGATTATCAGAATGCCTTTCAAGACACCCCCGATGATGGCAGCTTGTTGTTGCTTCCTTTCTTCTTGCAGCACGAGCTCGTCTCGTATAGCCAAGGATGTTCAAAGACGTGTTGGGGAACAACCGGAACCCGAAGGAGAGGCTGAAAAAGAAGACTAAAAAAAGTTGTCAGTTCTATAAAGATTTACCGTGAATGGATCAGTTTTACCAGTTATTGAAACTGCTTCATTTCCATAAAGTTCCTGGCAACCAATGTCATCCATACAGTCCCTCGAATTGTGAGATAACGGTATAGAATATAGATTATCACCCCCAGTCGTAGTATAGTAATGATACCTATCCCTTCTTCCGTGGACTTCTTTACCATATAACGGTAATGTTTCGCCAGTCTCATTAGTAAGAATGCCCATCTGCTGTGTGTGACCAGGTTTGTATTGCTTCAGTGGTGGACTGCGGAATTCTGGTTCTCGTGTAGGCATAAGCACTGGAGGACGAGGAAGCATGGGAAGTGGTCTTTGTATGGGCATGTTAATCTTAACAACCTTAGGATTGTGCCACATGTATGCCACAGCAACAGTCAAAGCAAATAGTATCACCCACATGATCTGTGTCTTTGTCTTGTTCTTCATTTATAGTACTAAAAGATTTAAATTAAAGGGTTGTCATGTTTCTTTAACAGATGATCGTTTTGGCAATCGACATTGGGTATCATAACATGGGACTCGTTCTTGCCGAATCCCTGACTGGTCCGTCGATAAAAGTTGAGTACATAAAAAAAGTTAGTCTTGAAGACTATAAGTACTTGAGATCAAACGACATCGTCGATTTGGTTCCTTTATTCGTAGAAGATCATCAGGCTATTTTCGATTCAGCTGATAAAATACTGATTGAAAGACAACCACCAGGTGGATTTACGAATATAGAAATACTGTTGAATTACATGTTCCGTGATAAAGTTACACTCGTTCATCCCATTAGTGTGCACACTCATTTCGGTATGAGACACCTGAATTACGAAGAAAGAAAGGAGAGAACAACTTCGATTGCAGAGAGGTATACAAATTTTGAAATCCCTTACGAGAGAAAGCATGATATTGCCGATGCCTTGTGTATGATCATTTATGACAATTTCAAGTGCTCGACACACTTTTTTGACAGGTTCAAATATGTTCCTAAGATTTGATTCGTCGCATGCATGCAATCACTACTATCAATGCGAATATGTATGGTCCAACAGTCTGTAAAATTATACTGACTGATCGAACTAGGATTTCTACAATCGTAAACGTATCGACCGAGACGTGTTCTACAGTCGTAGCACCCTTTTCAACTATTCCCCCTATAGCTCCCGTGATTGAAAATGGTGCTCGTATGCATTTCAGGATTGCATCTCGAATTTCACATTTTGATCGTAATACGTTCATCATGAATTCGTGTTCTGCCATTCGTATGGCTATTCTTTCTTTGTTCGTGTAATAGATCAAAATAATTCTGTATCGATAGTTTGTATATTGTTCGTATATCGTTTCTGAACATATTAAACTTACCAATACGGTAACGAGTCCTAAGAACTTCGCTCGTATCATTTGTAATTTGGCACTCTCAAGCTTTATGTACGTTTAGAATGGGTACCATGAGCTTGGAAATGTAGATTTTCGTCGAAGACGTGAAAATTCGTCAAAATCAAACCAGCTCTGTACGCCCTCTGTCGATTGCCACTATCCACAGCTCCAAATTCGAAAGCATCAAAAAGTTACGAGCGTTTTTTGTTTTCCATACGATCCGGTACTACGATCCGAAATTTCGTATGTTTGTGGTTTTTTATTTTTTCATGAGACCCATTCCATGATTTACGTTTCCTGATTGGCTCCCGAAATTGATTGACGAATGAACTGCTTAGTTTGATTTTTTTGAATTTCTCTAAAAATTGAAATATGGGTTAGTCGATTTTTCTCTAAGGGAGTTTGATTTTTCTGAATTTCTCTCGATTTTTCTCTCAGGGAGTTTGATTTGCACCTTTTTTTTCTTCTTTTTTTCACCGTATATAGTACAATGCCAACTTCTCAACAAGTTCGAAATGCCAAAAGTAAACTGAAGAAAACCCTAACCCGTAACAGGAGTAAACCCATGTTACCCAACAGACAGTTATTAAACCTCATCAAGGTGGACAAACACATTCAGGCCATCAAAAGAAACCTTCTACGAGTGCAGGAGATGGTCAGGAACTCCAAGAAGTGAGTCCAGTTCTTGTGTGACTGAACAAATCTTGTGGTCGTATTCCTCTCTCATGAGATCGTATTCCCCTTGAATCCTCTGCAACAATTCTTCTCTGAATTCACAGTTGTTACTCTGTATGCATTCAGACAAGTATTCATATACCTGTGTCATGTTCATATACATGAAATACAGATCACTTCTCTGACGAAATAGTTGGGAAAGTTCTTCGTCCATCTTAGGTGATCTTTTTACCTTTGAGAATCTTACTTAGGTCTTCGACAAACAAGTTGAAGTGTCCGAGTCTGTACTGCACCAGTGCCCAAAGTGCGAAAAACATCGTCTTTGTCATTTTGTTAACGTCATTCTCTTCCATCTTATAGATGGGTCCGACCACACGTCCCATGAAGGTTTCGTCTTTGTGTTTACCAGTGATGGCCATCTCAGCCTGGGTCAAGGCACAAGTATCATCATTTACACTCCAGTGGTAGAAGATGAAAGGTATGACCATGGAGTAAAACTCCAAGTTTCTCCTATCATTGAGGAAAGGAGTCACCAATATCCAGACGAGAAATACGAAGTGAATCGCGAATATTATGTTCATCTATTATAAGATGAGCTCAGAAATTAATATGGATGAAATGTGGAACGAATATCACGAAGATATACTGCGGCAATGGGGTGAGCAGTCCGCGTGTTATAGGTATATGCACCATAAGGCATTCCTCATGTTCAAGAGAATGAGTCTACGGTTCAATTTACCTGTGATTGTTTTATCGACCATCACCGGAACCGCGAACTTTGCTCAAAGCACCCTTCCTCCAAGTATACGAAGCACAGCCCCAGCCATCATAGGTGGTATGAATCTCGTGGCTGGACTGATCGCCACGATCATGCAGTTCTTGAAAATCAACGAACTCATGGAGAATCATAGGACTGCCGCTTTGGGTCACGGTAACTTGTCCCGAAACATTCGTTTACAGTTGGCGCTTCCACGAGAGGAACGTAAGAAGGAGGGCTTGAAATTCGTCGAGGAATGTAAGACAATGTATGATAGTCTTCTCGAACAATCGCCACCCATACCGAAACACATCCTCGTCGCATTTGAAAATGATTACCCATACGAAGGTAAGTTTACCAAACCTGAAATACTCGTGGTCAGACCAATTCCTTTCTTGAAACCACCAAAAACAGTCGAACCCATTCGAGCAATCACGGTTAACACCCCATTTGAAAAGTTTGGTAAGATGTTAGCACCTTCTGACGATGAAGAAGAGGAGGAAGAAGAAGAAGAAGTTGAGGAAGAGTTTGAAGAGACTAAATCTGACGATGGAGAACCGAAAGACGTTGAGCAAGGTAAATGAGAAGAATAAACATGACAAGATTGGTAACAATCGTGCATGCCACATATGGTAGAATTTTCCTTTTTAAAGGTTCTACGATACGCTTATGTAGTGCGTCATTCTCAAGCACTAAATCTATGGCTTGATTAGTAAGATCATCGATGGATTCTTTCATTAAAGTTGTCCCACAAAAAAAAATTGAAAAGGTCCACACGATACACTCAAAGAAAATTGAGTTGGTGCGGAAGTACATCAAGGAGGGGAAGAATGTATTCATTTGTGGTGCGATCGGTGTGGGTAAATCATTCATATTGAAAGAAGCTTTGGAGGGTCTAAATTCGGTGGAGCTTCTCACCGAACACATGAAGTCGAAGTCCTTATTCCTACCTTTCATACGACCATCAACGAAACACGTTTACATAGACGACTACGACCCTGTTTTCAAATCGGTCGTCGAGAGTGTTTCGGATGGTGATAGAATCTCACGTGGATCTTTGTTGATTACCACGACAAGTATGTGTATGTATCCAAATTTTGAAACTGTATTCATTCCAAAACACAAACCTGAAGTTCTACTTACTTTGGTTGATGAGATCACTCCACAGATTGAAGCTTCTGCCGCCAACTGTAACGGTAATATCAGAAATTTCTTTTCATACGCGGAGGGTTATGATCTTATGGATAGTTTTAAGACACCAAAAGAATTTATCGCGGATGTGTTATGTGACCCAAATCCCATACAAATTCATGATAGCATTTCAGAACATGGTCACGTTTGGGATATTTTCCAAGAAAACTATCTTAGCTCAGTGGGTGTCGACATTGAGAGAATAACGACATCCTTTTCAGATGCAGATTTCTATGACACCCATATTTATTCTCGTGGAGCATGGAATCTCATGCCTTACTTCGTCTTGCACGCGTTGACCATACCCAAACACTCCCTCGGTGAGCCCCTCGACAGGGACAAGATTCGTCCAGGGAGTTGTTGGACCAAATTGGGGAACTACAAGATGAGAAAGCAAAAATTCGAAGAGATAAAGAAAAAGTCAAGATTAGGACTCGGTGTGGAAGAGTTGTGTCTTTTGAAGAATTATGCGGAAAAGGGGAACCTAAGTCAACTCGTAGATTATAAAATCACACCTCAAGACTTTGACGTGATCAACCATCTCGCGGTTGGAAACAATTTAAAGTCAAGGGACGTTACAAAAGTAAAGAAGGCCTTGAAGAATGTCTACGAAGGAAGATGAAGCCGAAGAAGTCTCTGAGTGTGTCAAGGTTATCGGAAATGAAATCCTCTTCTACGCCGATGTTGATCGTGAAAACGCTCTTGACTTCGTTGAAAAATTTAAGAAGTTGGAGATTGAACTTCTTAAAAGAAAGGCTGAACTCGTTGGCTACGAACCAATCATAAGGGTTCATATCATGAGCGAGGGTGGATGTATTTTCGCAGGCATGACGATGATGAACGTATTGGAATCTTCTCGTGTTAAGGTTATTACCATCGCCCAGGGGTCTTGTTGTAGTGCTGCCACGTTCATGTTACTCGGAGGTTCTCAGAGACGTATGGGGAGGAACGCGTATGTTCTCATTCACCAGATTTCCACAGAAATGTGGGGTAACTTTCAAGAACTTAAACACGAGCTCAAATCGAGCACCAAGTTTATGAAGATGTTGAAGAAGATGTATCTATCCAAGACGGAAATTCCCGAGCGTAAATTCAGGAAATTGATGAGGAAAGACATCTATCTCTCCCCAGCTGACTGTCTGAAGTATAAGATCGTAGACGAAGTAGAATAATTTTAATACAACATCTTAAATTTCCTTCTTTCCTGACTAATATTCGAAGCACGCTTATATAAACATAGGATACATATGACGATGAAAACTACACAAAAGGTGTTTACATTCATCGGAAAAGTTTTACTCTCTGGAGGCTTAAGTCTCTCCATTCTACCGTAATTTACAACCGGCAAATCCGACATCTAATTAAAGTCAAGAAATTAATTACATGTATAATGGAACGTCTTATCAAACAAGATAAGCATGGTCACGATCGTTACATTGACATCAAAGTTGAGGACTTGAAGGATGGAACCGCGGACATCGTGAAAATCTCTGGCATTGTAGGGAGTGATAAGTTTTTGGAGTCACGAACCAATGTCAAAACTGGTTACGATAGGGCTGTCATGCGAGCCCAAACCATGTGGAACAATGAGCACATCAAGTGTAACCAGGTGTTGCCTATGCTGGCGAACAAATGGGAAGACCGTAAGAAGTATATCAGTGAACCCTTCTACGTTCAACCCAAACTTGATGGTGTCCGTCTACTTGTCTCCAAGGATGGGGGTATTTCGAGGACTGGTAAGATTGTTCCCGGAACTGAAATTCTTGGTAAGGGACTCAAGGAGGGTCAATATGTCGATGGTGAAGCGTTTGACCCCAACCTCAACTTCGAGGAACTCACGAGCACTTTCAAGACGGATCCCTTGAAGCTGAAGTTTCATGTTTTCGACTACTTCGACCTCAACAAGCTTGACATGACTTTTGAGGAACGCTGGAAAAAGGTCAAGTCCCTCAAGAACTCCCATTACGAGTATGTGAAGACCACGCTCGTCATGTTACGAACAGATGTCCCCTCCATTCATAAGCAACATGTCGATGAGGGTCATGAAGGCACAATGATTCGAGACATGCAAAGTGTTTATGAAGTGGGACAACGAAGCAATTACCTCCTCAAATACAAAGACTTTCAGACAGAGGAATATGAAATTGTTGGTGCCAAGACGGGTCATGGCAGGGATGCTAACGCCGTTGTATGGGTCTGTAAAACCGGGGACGGTCAGCAGTTTACCGCTCGCCCAGAGGGCACCATCGCTCAGAGAGAAGAGGATTACAGGAATCGTGAGAAGTTTATGGGAAAGATGCTCACCGTGCGCTTCCAAAACCTTACCGCTCTAGGTGTCCCACGTTTTCCCGTTGGTGTGGTAGTTAGAGATTATGAATAATATTTATATAATTAAATGAACAGGGTCGCGATTGATATCGATGAAGTCTTGGTAAATTTTCTATTTCCTATGGCAAAATATCATATGAAAACTATACACAAACCAAGGTATAATTACGTGTATAGACAGATTTTTGACATTGATGAGAAAACATCACAAAAGATGGTTCAGGAATTTTACAGATCTAAAGCCTTCATGGAACTCACACCGATACGTGGCTCACAGAGAGCTATGTTCAATTTAAAAAAGAACTCGAAAAAGATGTATATCGTGACAGGACGTCAAGACACCGTGAGAGAAGAAACTGAACTCTGGATTGAACAATACTTCCCCGGTATATTCGACGACGTTATCCTCACCAACAGCTACACACCCCACGAAGTCCAGAAGTCTGACATCTGTCGCGCACTCAACATCGGTCTCATCATCGACGACAATAGGGATATCTGTGACCGGTGCATCGGGGCAGGCACAAGAGCTCTAAACTTTGTAGGTGACGAGATATACCCATGGTGTGAAGAGAGTGAAATCAGCATAAAAGGGTGGGATAAAATGACTTAAACCCTGTGACCCAAATAAAAGTATGTCTCTGGGGATCGTCACACCAAGCTCTCTACAAGCTGTTGGGACCAAGCTCGCGTGGAGACTTCGGGATCATCATCGGCTCCACATCTCACAAAACTACCCAGATGGGAAACGTATGATTTCAAAGATGGAAAAACCCCGTGTGATGATGACATTTTTACCAATGTCTGTTGAACAATCTAAAGAAGTGTTCGAATCTATCGTGGAGCACATGGGCCCGTTGGATGTTGTCATAGATTGCCTCGTAGATACGGATGAACAAACTATAAGTAGATCGACGTATTGTCGTGATAACAGCACACAATATATATGCATTCACATAGATCGTGAAGGTGTCTTTGTCCGTGGACCGAGAGTGGCTTATCTAGAAAATAAGAATCTTTTACGAAAAATTAATCGGAGTATATACTACGTCGGTGCGATCGAGGAAGTTTAAGATGTTCGCACTTTTATGTAAACCGATTGCCGTACCTCAACAGTCAGGAAACCTCGTGCTTCGTGCAAAAGAATGTCGCGTCGCCTATGTAAAACCTTCACAGGTCCAAGAAGGTAAACTTGAACTCGAGATACTCGAAGCACCGCCAATTATAATTGAATCAGATGAATAAT